TAGGTTGACCTGTAGTAGGATCGAGTAACAATCCTTTCTGACGGTTAACTACCTTGTAGTCCTTACCATTAACGAATATTTGACGTAGAGGGTCTTGGATGTGTAGATGTCCTACTCCACCGTTAGCCTTACGAGTAAAGCGAGCGAAAGAATCGAAGATATTATACACTGTTGTCCATGCATCAATAAGAGGAGAATTCATTGAAGTGCCATCATAAGGAGATAAGGATTCAGTATCAACGAAGTAGGAATCATCGTAGTTGTAGCAAACACTTGTATTTGTGATACAATCATCATTTGATACACTTTCGCGAGTAGCCCAAATAGTTGAAAGACCGTTATCAATTGTGATGTCAATAGGGAATTCAAGAGGATTTTCAATGTTGGTTAGTGCTCTTTCAAGTTTAGCAGGAAGATTACCAATATCTTTCTTCTGGCAAAGGGTGTAGAGAGAATCTCTGCAATAGCCATTATAAGAACCTACACCATATAGACTATCACCATATGCGCGAAGTTGTGCTTGAGCATCGAAATTATTGAACACGCCACCAGTCATATCACGGAACATTCTTACAGTCTTTTGAGGAATTCCTGTTGCATCTGTCCAGCAGTTATTCTTGGCAAGATATGGGTTAACCATAACTTTCAAGTAATTGCTCTTGGAAACAGAATTTTCAAGGAAGTAAGAACGTGGAGGACCACCGTAGGCATCATTAACTTTTCTATCACCATTAAGAGAACCAGTGAATTGTTCCACTTTGATCTGATCAAGTTTATTGATAGTTTCAGTTAATTGTGTTGGACGAAGCTTGAATAGAGTAACGATAAGGGAATCATTATAATTCTTAGTACCGAAATCTACACCACCACCGTTTTCAACGATTTCAGAGATTGATCCCGCCGCACCGTTAAAGGTTTGGCTAGTTTGGAAATTCCAGCGTTCAGATGGAACGTGAATCCAGTCACCAGATACACCGGGACATACTTCTTGGTAATAACCTGCAATGCTTGTGATAGAGTTGAAATCAGTAGAAGGATTAACATTCAAGTTATCATTTAAAGCAAGGTAATATCCGCTAAAGTCTTCGAGTTGGGCAGTCTTTGCAGTATTGATTACGACGATACCTGCACGAACATCATTATTAGCGATGTCAAGACTTGCATTTACGTTCTCATATGCACCACATTTCCAGTTAAATTGTTCATTTTGAAGGAGGTTGTATTCGCTTGCATTAAGAGTCTTGCTTACTGGCTCACCAAGAACATAGAAGTTCGCATCATTCAACTGTGCATCACCTGCAACAGGATAGAAGTTATATCTATCTGACTCAGGAACTTGTAGGTTCAATGCAGTGATTGTCTGACAGGATAAACCTGCTTCAACTGGCACACCACAGAAGGAGATTAAGAAGTCAAGATTTGTTGCATCCTTTGCAGTAGTTGCAACTGTCACATTTGTTCCAACTGTCAAAGATGAAAGAATGGTGACACTTGTTTTATAAGAACCTGCAACATCTGTACTCGCATTGAAGTATTTCAATGTTGGATTGCTTGCTTGAGAATAAGTACCGAATACGTCACCTGCACTTACATAAACACCGCTCAAGGTTTGACCGGAAAGTAAACCAGCAGTAACATTGTAAGTTCTTGCGAAGCTAGTATTTGTCAAGTCGATAACAAGACGCTTTCCGTCATTTGAAAGATTTGATTGATCTTCATCCATGTTTGCATAGATTGAAGAAAGAGAGAAACTAGTAACAACAGAATAATTTGTATCTAATCCGTTAACTGTTGGACGAAGTTGAAAGATTTTCAAATCTTCTGCGGAACTGTCGCTATCAACAACGAACTTGAATCCGGTTACGATAGAATCATATTGAACCGGATGATCATGGATATATAGATAACCTGCCTGTTCATTTGAAGAATTTAGAGGACAGTTAAGGTTAGAAGAACCGTAACAGATAGAAGGGTTTACGAAGTAGGAAGTGTATAACCATGGGAAATTCACACGGCAAGATTCTTCATCAATAGAACGGAAATAATCACAAGGATTAACTTCTACAGCGGATACACCGATGACAGGGAACACAAGTGCGTTTACGGAATCGGAATACCCAATACCTGCACCAGAACCATAAGGCATACGTGTGAACAACACAGATGCATTTGAAGTGTTCAAAAGCTGAGTAATCGCATTATATGTATATTTTTCCGCAGCAGTTTGGGGTAAACCGAAAAGTTGTTCGAATTCGGTTACAGATGATACAACGGTAGGTTCATCAGAAATACCTTGTGGTGTAAAACCTGCAAGGAAAACATTGGTTCCTGCATTAGTGGTTGTTGTTCCAGATACGTCAATTTCTCTGATAGCAACCCCCGGTGAATTTAAAATAGTATTAAGACTTGATGCCATATAGATACTATTTATAATATTCCCAAAAAATCCTTATTTGTTAAACAAGTTTCATATTTAGTTGACTAAAATCAAAAGTAAAGGTTGATTCTGCTTCGGTAGCATCGCGGGTACTGATATTCACGCCGCCAATACCTGTAATAAATGCATCATAATAAATAAATTCTGCAACAGGTTTATTATATTCAGAAAGAGGAAATATAGAAATATTGGTAGAATATGTTTTAATTCTATTTTCTGACATACCATCCATTGCACCATTTTGAATATCCAACCATTTCCATAATATATAATAGTTATCATAATTATTATCCACGGTAAAGTTACAAACGATTGGTGGATAAGTTGGACGACTATTACCAGAAAACTTCATAGTTTGTCCTCCAAAATTCACTTCTAATTTATTAATAGCAATATCTGGAATAACTGATCCCCACACAGAAAATCTTAATCTTTCAAGATTTCCCCCGTGACACATTCTATTTTCTTTCTGTAATAAAGGCTTCAATGCAAGGGGAACATCCATTACTAATAGAAATTTATCCTTTCTTGATACATTGAGAACACTCTGTTCATCTGTATAATATGATTGATTTATAGGTTCAACCACACAATCATTGCCTAAAATAGGGGCTTCTGGTCTAATATTACTCATATGAATATTTATAATAGGGTTCTAGTTACAAGGTGAACGTAATTATTAAATGAATCTCCTATTACACCTTTCTTCTGATAATATTTAGGCATGGCATCAATATCCATTTGACGCAATTGTTGGGAAGCTGCGCTTACTGCCACATTCGGTTCTTCTTCCAATCCAGAAATATTACCCGCTTGCATATCATCAAGCGTAATAGAATATCGTTTCCCAGTATATGTAGATATATTATAACTTGTGCGTCCTGCTCGGTCATAGGCACTATCTTCATACATGTTTCCTTCTTGGCGTAATGCATCATTAATACCCTTCGCTACATTTCTAAGAGTATCCACATTCAGTTTATTAACTTCGATATTAGTACGATGTACACGAATCCAATTCCAATTTTTAATAGCATATTCTCTTGCATCAGTAGTAGAACCATATGCAGTTAATACCAAGTCACTAGCTTTATTTTCTGGTATTTTAAAGAAATTCACTAGGTATTTGATTATTGCATCAGCCGGATCATTTTCTATTTCTCCCCAAGAGTCATCTACTTCGTCTCGTATATCACTTAATATATCATCTTCTAAACTGGAAAAATCATTATCATTTAAATCTAAATTAAAATAAGATGCTACTTCTGATCCACATCTTTGTATAACATATGCTTCATGATTCATATCTCCTACGTCTCCGTCAGCATATTGGGCATTTCCGTTCTCATCAAACCAATATTCTCCTGTAATAGGTAAATCTTCTATATCAGGTTCTTCTGGAATATCTTCTTTTGGAGCATTTGCCAATTCAATACGCAGCTTATTACTATCCATTATTCGATCTGCCATATCTTTATTGTACGATTTTCCTCCAAATTGAGGAATACCTGCTTTATCAGTGAATGAGTATGTGCCGTCATTGTTTTTTGTCTTAAAAAGAGGTTCTATACTCTCTAATATAGAATTTATATAAATATCGAAATTGGAAGTCATATGAATATTTATGAAACAAATGTCCAACCGTTTCCTGCATATTTAGACATATCGTATTCTTTATAATTGAAGATACTTTTCCCCATTTGGAATACAACTGGTAAAGGCGCACCACCTGTGCGAGCATAACTAGAATTACCTTCACCCTTATTATAGAATGAAATATTTGCTAATTCTTGATTAGGATCGGATATTCTAGTAGGTTTACCAGTTTCGTCAAATTCTAGAACTTCTAAATATTTCTCAGTAATATGCGCTTCGAGAATAATTAATGCCCAAATAAGAGACATAATTCTATCATCATGATGACCTTTCTTGGCTCCCCATGTTTTATTCTCTTTACGAACAAATGTTTCAAATTCCTTAACTGTTGCCATATCATGGATTTTCACAGCTTCTAAGTGTTCCACGAAATACTTCATATTCATAATACCTGTATATTTTGAATTTTGGTGACAGAAAATACCTAAGTTCTGGTAAACATCACGTTTATCGTTCTTCATAGTATAATGAACAATATTATCATATTGGTGAACCTCAGATAATGCATCAATTACTTGACCACCTTCTTTATTACGTTCAATACATAAAAAAGGGCGACCCCATGACCGTGCAATTTGGTTCAACTTTTCAGCAAAAACATATGGTTGCAGTCTATTAGATGCAAAGGTTGCACAATGTCTAATATCTGTTGGATCGGTAATATCAATAATTTGGGCAACGGAATAATCTTGTCCGACACCTTCCGCAGCATCCACCCCGATGGAATAAATTCTATTTGCTTCGGGTTCCCGCCATACTTGGTAATCACCGAAATCATAAGTGAAATCGGCAGGACGGCACATATTCTTAAGGCGTTCAATAACTTCTAGATTCAATGCTGATGTTCCATCTTCTAAGAAGTGAAGATCAAATTCCTGATTCCACATAGACATATCATAAGAAATAGCTTCAAGCTGTTCCTTCTTCCATGCATCATCTCGACCCGGTATTTGGTGCCAATAAATCTTAACACATTCCCAATTAGATTTTTTCTTTTCCGCATTTGAGAAAATGTCATAAAACTTATTCTCTGTGCCTTTAGGGGTTGATACTATAACTAGCTTAGATTTCTTGGAAGAAGAAAGCGTAGGAATAATTGATTTAAAGAAGTCATCAGCAATTTCCTTACGTACGTGGGCAAACTCATCAATAAACAATAAGTTTACGGACTTTCCTCGGATAGCATCCGCAGAAGTAGTTGATACGAAGATTTTAGAACCATTGGTTAATTTGACTTGTTCCTTGGTGAAGTCCCATACACCTGCTTTAATATAATTAGGAATTTCTTCATATGCCAACTTAATACGTTCTAGAATTTCTTTCGCTTGATCTTCTTTGTTCGCTAGAATTGCTATGTTGAAATCTTCTGTGAATAATGCGTACCATAGACATACCACGGTCATTAGGGTGGAATTATGGGTAGGTATAAATGTTTTACCACATAAAAATAAATTAGAGGGACTATCAACAGATATGCATCTAACCGGAACAGAATTCACCATTTTTATATCTTTAATGTATATAAAATTATTTCTGCCAGTTGAATTAATATCTTTTATTCTGTGAAGTTTTCTATCAAGTTTAAAAACTTTTTTATGAGTCTTAAAAGTTAATATAAAAACTTTATTACATTTTTTACCTTTAATAGTAGGAATTTTATTAGTTAATGAACATTGTATTCCTAAAGAATATAATAATTCTTTAACATTATTAGCTAATGTTTCTTTAATAGTATAGAAGTGACATATACCTCTTTTCTGACAATATCCATCACTATCCATTAATCCCTGTAAAAGATTTAATCTCTGACTTCTATCAGATTCTAAATAATTAGAAGGAATATGTTTATTATTTAATAGATTCATATCTTTTAATTTAGATACGAAACTTATATCGTTCTCATCTTTTAAAATACCAATATGATAACATTTTTTATATGGAATATATGTTATTGACTTATTTTTTATAAATGATAGATTTTTTAAAACATTATCAATATCCAATTCACCTACTATGATTCTTGCTCCAGCAGAAAATCCATCTCCTAACCAGTATCCTAATAAATAAGGATCAATAGTTAAATTTTTAAATTTATAATCTAATTCTCCTGCAATTGATATTCGGTGATTAGGTTCTTTCCCACATAATAAAGTATTATATAAATCATGTGTTGTTTTGTTTGATCCAATTATATTAGATCGGCGTTCTTTTCTATTTTGGGTGAACCATTCGTGAGATTCATCTGCAATAATTTTTTCACCGTTACTAAAAGTCAATTCATAACACACTCTATCATAACGAATATCATGAGCTTTTATAATTTTACATATTTTCCCATTTTCGTCGAAAACTTCATCACCATCTTTCAATTCACCCATAGTAGTCCATCCATTGGGAGTTGCTATAGGAGTATTAATATCTAATGCTTTCCCTACTTGACGACTAGCACATATAACTGTTCTTCTATTCTGAATAATTTTTAAAATAGCTTCTTTCTGTGGTGCATATAATTTAATCTTCTGTCGTCCTTCGTCTAGATTTACGATATAGAAAAAGTTTTCTGCGAAGTATATAACATCGTCCTTACATCTACGTAACTCTTCAATCTGTTCGGGAGTATATTCAATCTCTACAGAAATAGGAAGATTTTCATTATTATTCAAAAATTTATCGGATTTCTTCTTTGCCATTGTTAATATTTATAAGTTAATAGTAAATTAGAAAAATCAACCGTTTACAATAAATAATGTTTATATGGCAAACAATTTAGACCTAGTAAGCATTTATGAGCAGAATTATCTTAATCCACAATCCTCTGTGATTGTTGAGAAGAAAGAAGAAGAATCTCCTGCCGAAGAAAACGACGGTGGTAAGGCTCCCGTTCTTGCTAAGAACAAGAAGAAGAAGAAGCCTTTCGATGCAGGCGCATGTTATAACGAAGAAAAGAATTCGTTCAATAACCTTTTCAATACTTTCATGGAAGAATTCGATTCTGGTGAAAATGCATTTGATGACAATGGTTCAGATGATTCATTCGAATTTGACGGCGGCGAAGGTGAAGACGATGGTTTAGGCGGCGACGACGACCAATCTTTCACTCTTACCGAACTTAAGGCAATGACCCTTCAAGAAATTTGTGATCTTATCTCTGGTACCGGCACAGAAGATGATGGAATGGGCGACGATTTCAGCTTCGATGACGGAGACGATTCAATTCCTACTGAATCCTATGGTCAAATGGGGGACGGTAAGCACCTCGGCAATACTCAGACCCGTGATGGTAAGCCAAGCAAGCAATCCCCTACTACTCGCGTAAAGGGTAATGGTGATGCAGATTTCTCTAAACAGAAAACCGGCTATGCTCCTGAAAACACAGAAGGTTCCGAAGGCGAAAACTTTGGTAATACTCAAACCCGTGATGGTAAACCAAGCAAGCAAGGTGCATCAAGCCATGTAAAACCTAATGGCGATGCTAAAGTTGGTCAAACCCAGCGCACCGGATTTGGTAAAAAAGAAGGCGAAAGATTGTTCTAATTCTTAGAAAATAATTAAATTAAAAAAAGCGACACTAAACATGTCGCTTTTTTTCTTTTTATACCATAAATAAAATTATGCTTTATTATGTTCCCGCTACTGTTTCAAAGACCACCTGTATAGGTAATAGTTTATCAACTATTAATATAGGTTTTACTGCTCTTGATAATAATCTACAGGCATTGTCTGCATGGACCGTTAGTAGTATCAATTTCTTAAGTGCCACAATGATTTCTGTGAGTTCGACTCTACAGAATAGAATCGAGTTTCTAAGTTCTACTATGATTTCCGTAAGTTCTAACTTACAAGGTCAAGTCAATTATTTGAGTTCTACTATGATTTCCGTAAGTTCTAACTTACAGGGTCAGGTTAATTACTTAAGCGCAGGAGTAAATTACCTAAGTGCAAATATTGTCAATACTCCCGGTACACTTACTCATGCACCTTCTGGTGGAATTTCATGGGATGCTCTAACTGTAGGTAGAAATGCTAACCTAGTATTATCATCTAATTGTTATATGAACAATCCTACTAACTTTGTAGCAGGACAGCAGGGTAATATTTCCATCGTATCTAGTGGTACTAGTGGATATTCTATCACTGCATTCGATAGCGACTGGAGATTCTCAGGGAGCACAGCAATGAATAATGCTCCAAGCGGAAGAAATCTTATCAAGTATTATTACGATGGTGCTACGATATTGAGTCAGATGCTACAGTATTAATATCGTCATTCTTGTGACGCTCTATATATTTCTTAGCAGCATCATATGCGGAAGTAATTAATCCATCAATGCTAATATTCTTTGCTGCAACATCCTTACCATTATAATGTATATTAGTTAATACAGCGGGTGTTGTGTTGATACGATAATGCACTTCTTCAAACTCAACAAGAATGAAACAGTTCTCTGAAATAGGGGCATTGTTCGGACCCAGAGTTAAATATTTTTTTTCAAAAATCTCTCGTCTTTTTTCATCGTACATAGAAATGAACATGATTTTATCGTCATCTCTATATACTATACCATTTATAATAGGTTTTCTATTTATCATTTTGTTTTAGAATTTAGACGATCAGTGGATAGCCGGTTAATTAATCGGTCTGCGTCCACGCACTTCTTGACACATTTATTACATATCTCGAATTGTTTATTAGTTATACTATAACTCTTATAAAATCTACCATAACATTTAGGACAAGTACTTTTAGGTAATTGTTTTAGAGGAATTTGAAATGCATCGGATAGCTCTGTGGGAGAATCAAAGATTTCACCGGAAAATAATGAGAAGTATAACATATTAAGTAAATTGGATTTCTAATATTGAATTAAGAAATTTTGAAGGTTTATCAGATTCATTGGCATTACTAATATTATTCATCATCATTTTTAGTTCCGGTTTATTAGTCAATGTCTTAAATCTATAGTCAAGATAAATAATATTATCTTCGGGATGTTCAGTATATGCAAAAGGATATGGGATTTTAAATGATACTATTTTTTTAGTATTTTCAATAACTAATTCAAAATAGAAATTATTCATAATCACATGATTTTGGATCAATAAAAATTTACCTATTTTTATATCATCATTCCCTATGCGAAGTATTATGCTCTTTTGGAAATACTTCGTAAACATTTTTTCGAAACCATCTATTTGTAACATTCCAATTATTTAGAATTTCTAAATAACTAAAACAACTAATGTTAACGTTTAAAATACTTTTTAACACGATCAACGAATGGTTGGAATTTACTTTTTATACGCTGGAATATGCCTTGTTTAGTTTGCGCAGATACGTTTGGTTGATGAACAGCTACTTCATCGCCGGTATATCCCATAAATTTTAACTTGTCTGCTTGTGACATATTGATGATATTTTCATAGAAATACTCTTTAAACATTTCAATCCCTTCGGGGGTTGATACATCCCATATTTGACGAACATTAACTTGTTCTGCCCCAAATACACGATATTCTTGACGAAACATATCCCATACAACACATAGGTTGAATTGTTTATAGTTATATCCCATGCCTACTCCTTTTGGAGGAGCGAAGTTTAAAACTTGATTACCGAATTCACCATTCAATAATTCATAGTTGGTTGTACCGAACAAACCTCGTATATCCGACCACCCACTTTTAGGGTGTCTTCGTACGAAGTTTAATTCGACAACATTTCTGCTTAATGTTAATTGTAAGGTGGCATTAGTCACCTAGATATTTATTAACCAAGTAGAATTTGATTTTTAATATCTTCTTTCATTTCTTCATCAGTGCCATCGTATTCCACAACAGCTAAAACTGCATCTTCACGGACAAACCATGTTTTATATCCATCCACATTTCTATGTGCAGGTTGACCCGCTTGTTTAATGAACATAATTCTTTGCCCGGTGGATGCATGTTTAACATCTGGACCGTTCATAAGAACTTCTCCGAGAGAATATATTCCTTTTGCTTGTGAAACCGCTAGAATAATACCATTCTTATTCACAGTCTGTGCATCAGGTTCATCTAATAATTTAACCCATAAAGTATCTTTATAAAGAGTGGTAATTTTCCAATCTTTTAAATCAACATTATGATTTACAATTTTTTCGCTACGTGGAAGGCTATTAACAACTGAATCTACTAATCTATCTTGGGGATCGTTCATATTGGATATTTAAATATCCCGTACTCATTTTTCTACCTTTTTATACATCTTTTCTTCATCATCGAACTCGTCAAGGATTTCGGGAAAGAGGCTAACCGCTTCCTGCATGTCTCTTTTAGAGAATTCTAAAGATCGTGCCAACTGTGATACTATCGCTTCATTCTTCTCAACTGCTTTACTCTTCTTATACAACCATTCAATTCTTCTCTTATTGGTTTTAGGAAAAACTAATCGTAAAAAATCTACAGTCTGTTGCTCATTCAATGTATTTTTATACTGATTCACTGTCTGATTCAGTATATTACAATAAACAGGTGAATGATATGACACCAACTTATTAATCACAAATAAGTTACAATCATCACTAGAGGTTAACCGTTCACTATCTTTGGTGAACAAAATATCATCTACAATATTAAAAGGTGTCTTCATTATTTCTTGATCTGAACAGATTAACGGCTTTGTAAAATTCGCCTTCTATCATTTCTCCCATTTCAATAGGTATCGCCTCTTGAGGAAAGATGACATTGAAAACATACGTTCCATTGTTCCTATCAAAATACTTCCCTTTAGAGAAAGTGCAAACCTTTTTAATAGTATGTTCTACTATTAATGATTCGGTTGTTTGCTTAACAAGAATCTTCTGCTTGATAGTATCACCAGAGATATAAAAATTCTGTCCTGATATACTCTTCAAAAGTTCACAAAGTTTATCAAAAAACCATATTTTAAATAATACACCGGCATCCCGTGAAATATATGGCAAATCCATATATAATGTGGTAGAAGATGAATTCATATCTACAAGGATATTTCCCACATAAGAATACTTCCCTTTAAGGTAAACACTTAAAGGATGATCGTCATAAGTTAGGGGATCATTAACCTGTTGTTTGTTGTCTATAATCATACAGAAAATTTATAGTCCTTATAATCTTGGCCGAATTCGATTGCCAACTTATTCCAAAGTTTATCATTATGGAATTCGCCCAAACCGTGATGGATACCAAAAATAGGATAAACTCCGATAGATAATCCTGCTTTTTTAGCTTCTGCACATGCAGACATATCATAGTGATGGAAAGTATATTTCTCATTAAATTTCACACCACTATCAACAACTTTCTTAGTATTAAAACTGATAAACACTCCATCTACAAACACCGCATCAGCAGGAGTAGGGCCAAAATATGAAGAATTGATATAAGGAAATCCGTAACCTCCGACATCTTTCGGAATAGCATGGGATAAGAATCCTCTACCATCTTCTCGTTTATTCATACAAAGGTGCCATGCAAAAGTCTTAGAGGTTGTATAATCTTGACTAGATGCTCCTGCTAATCCTACAATATCGTATTTTTCATGTGCCTTTTGTAGCTTTTCGAAAAAGTATTGATCATGGATTTCAATGTCATCATGTATAAAAACTACAGTGTCGTCTGGATACTTGTTGATGTATCTATTATATAATAGACAAAATCCCTCTTTATTTTCTGGAATAACTATAATATGTGGAGAATAGTCACGGTCATCATAATCTATTAATTTTTCTAAACATTTATAAGGTACACTTTGTTTATAACTTACTTCGGTTAATACCGTGGGTACTATGATTCGAATCATAGAATATGATACACCCTACCCACCTAAATAGCAACATATATTTCAAATGTTAACAATATAGAATAAATACTGTAATATGAATTATCGTGATTATTTTGCAAAAATCTTACTTGAAGACACCGACTTAGGAAATCCTTCACATGACAACAACGGGAATGATGACATTTCCAATTTCTTAGATGATGGTACCGAATCCGATGCATTTGATACCAGTGGTATCCAAGATAGCCTTAAGAAAATTGAAACAAATTTCGATGAAAAGATGGCCCTTCTTGATAATATTGATGGTTTAGATAAAAATGAAATCAATTCTCGTCTAGAACAACTAGAAGAATATCTTACTACTCTTCGTGCATTCGTAGATACCAAGGATGAAGTAGATATGTCTAATCCATATTCTATAATGGCGAATATCATCCGTAGTGATACTGTAAAAAAGACTAACTTTGATCAGGTAACTAAGGCAATTGAAGATTATAAGACTTCTTCTAAAAAAGAAGAACAAGCAACTGAACAAGCTGCAAGAGAAGTGAAAGACTCTCTAAGTAATCTCTCTAAAGCACGTAAATCTGTCAATTCTTCGAGTCAAGGAAGTGCTCCTAAAGAACCATCCGGCCCATATAATTAAACCCTAAGCAAGCCTTTTTCCTCGGTAAATGAGGATTCCACAATTAAAGCAGGATCAACAAAATCCTGCTTTTTTTCTACACAAAAATCATTCAAATCCTTAAAAGGCGCGAACTCGTTTTCATAGAAAAATAAACGTTCTCCTGCACGTAATTTAGAAATTAGTTTATTAACTACTTCCTTTTTCTCAAATTTGAGATTATCTAAAACCCATATTTTTTCATGAAAGGGGAATTGAGCTAACTCCTGTTCTTGTTGTTGTGTCAAAGTTAATCCTGAAACGGCTACACCGTTCTGAACGAACATAGCATCTATCTGTCCCTCAAACAAGAAAATATAAGGTATCTCTGTTTTGATTTTATCAATATTGAATATTGTCTTGGGGGAATTGAACTTTAATAGGTATTTTGCTGTATTATCATCCAATATCTTACGGGAAGTATAACAGATAATTCTATTGTTCTTATAAAAAGGTATGATCAATCTATTCTTATGGTATTTGTCATTTAGACATACATAAAAAGTTTTAGGGGTATTGATTGCATCAAAAAGCCGACGAGATTTACAATAATCTAATGCTTTTTGAACAATAGGTAATTTACGATAAAATTTGAGCTGCATAGCATCACGTAAATTGACACATTCTCCCGGTAAATCGGGTAAAGTCCATTCTTTACTAGCTTCCTGTTCCCATTGTAAAATATAATCTGAATCTCCAGTATATTCCTTAATATCATCCTTCAATTCCTTATGACTCATACCCGAAACTTCCTTAACCCACCAGTAAGGATTCCATGACCTTGCACAGTTATAGCAATATAGGAAATCATCTTGTATGTAATAGTACAAGCGTTGTTTCGTATCCCAATTACTTCCTTCATGGCAAATAGGGCAACCCCCGTTCAGATAACGAGAATGCTGCTTAGTCTTATTTGCATAAGAAAAGAATTTTGAGATTGTGTATGATTGAGGGATTTCCATTATTCTGTATGAATATTTCCTATGATTTTAATATCATGTAAACTTGAAACCTTTTGTCTTCCACAATAAAATGATCCTTTGTCGAAAAAAATTGCCCCATCTATTCTCCGAGTAGGATAGTGTGTTGCATACTCGTCAAGATATGCATCATAATCCACATATGAAGCTTGAATAATATCGTTTTCATATATAGGAACACCTTCAACATCATCTAATCCAATATATTGTTCAATTGTTACATCTTCTCCATGAAGATCAAATAATTCACCAGTAATTTTAGTTTCGAGTCTAACAGTAGATACATAGCATCCATCTTTTTCTACGGTTTTACCATTTTCTATTTTGAAACATTTTTCATTGCTCCACATTCTAAATCGTAGTTCGCGCTGCATATATGCATGAATGTAACATGATGTTGCACCATTTGCAATAAATAATAATATTATGACAGAGAATTTTGATGCTTTTTGTGAGGCAATTATAACTGAATTATTCACATCCAAGAGTAAGCGTGTAGAACATAAATCACGTTATTGGGATACCAACCAATATAGCAAGGCCCAACCACGTCAAGTGCGTACGATGAATACTAAGACAGCTTCCCAACGTTCAAAATTAGGTAATCAGCAATATATAGGAAATATCTGGACTCAAGAAGGACCGCGAGGACAGAATAAAAGCCAGAAAACTCCTCAAGAAATTGCGATTGCAAAAGGTCATGGCGCACATATCCGAGTTGATGGCGTAAACCCTAAGAAGGTAGGCGCTACCATTAACTCCAAACAAGGAGATATGGAAGTGAAATATAATCTAAGTAATGGTGCCAGCAAAGTAGGCCGTAAAGTTCAAAAGAACTATTTCAAAGATGGTATTAAGCGTAACCATATGAAACGCCGATTAAATAATGAATAATGTTAGTATCAGGAATATATCTACCTAGTAATTGTGGCAACATAACTCCGCAAGTTTTTCAAACTTGTCCGGTATCGAATACTCCTGACATCACCCAATCTCATATTCCTTATTTCCATCGAACAATGTGCGAATGGGCATACAATGTTCCTCTAAATTTCCAATGGGTGCTAGTAATCACTGCTAAGGATAAAAATCACTTATTTAATAAAATTAAACAGCGTTTACCTTCTATCGAACCTACCGGATGGAATATAGGAATGTCATTGGATGCTACATGGACAACTGCTACACAAGATGTTATCGGTTGTATCTTTGCACAAGGAGTTAACCTGCCCGGCGAAACTATTAATACTGAGCATGTGGGTATTACTGAGGGCAGTAATCGTGGATTTATTAATGCTCCTGTAATATCGGGACGTTCCAGCTTTGCTACCTTAGATATTGGGTTCCTAGAGACTAACCGTTCGTTTGCTGATGGGGTTCTACGCCCTTGGAGCATTGTTGTGGCACATGAGGGGTTGATTGCGACACAGCAGAGCATAAAGGCTAATATTGATGTGTATGAACTTGCTAAGCACGGGGAATGTGCTCCAACTGTTATCCGAAAAGTTTGGCATTTCAAAGATTGCGCACCTATTTCTATTTCGCCCGAACAAAAAAGTTACGAAAATTCTACCGATTATCCGAAACGACAAGTGGGGTTTGTATATAATAGTTATTCTGTATCCGACATGGGATACAATCCATAACTAAATATATCAACATAATGCGGAACACACATTTAATTTGGATACCATCATTACAAAAAAATGTTCGCTTCAACGAATTAACTAATGAACAGTATCGTATAATCCTAAAAAATATTGACGATGATACACATCTAGACTTTCTTTATAATCTCAATAAAATCATTGAACAAAATCTTGTCGATCTTTTTGATTATAAAAAATTTACTATTCTCGATAGATTTGTCATTATTCTATTCTTTAAGATATTGAGTTACAATGCTTCTTTGGATTTAGTTAAGGAATGCGAAAAATGTGAAAAGGAAGTTCGTATAAGAATTGATCTTAATGCATTACTAGACAATCTCGGATTAACTATTGACCGATCATTCAAGGCAATCATCGCCACGGATAATTATCCTTTACAAATAGTTTGTGATGTTCCCACAATTGAACAGGAATATGAAAATTTATTATATCATCAAAATAATAATTTAGCAATTAACACAACCGATAAGAGCATTGAGAAATATCTATTTGGATATATTCGATACATTATAAATGATACCGTAATTATTGATGTTGATAAACTTTCTATTCCAGAAAGAATTGCTATCTTAGAAAAGATACCTATTTCTCTTATATTGAATATCAGAAATGAATTTGCTGAACCGCTGTATCAACTTTTCAATCAGATTATATTCTTAGATTTGAATTGTAAAGAATGCGGAACTAAATTTGAAATCAAAATGGAATCAGATAATATGATCTTTTTACTTAAAATGTTTTTCAAAGATAACACTTTGACAGGATTGTTGAGTGATTATTTCAACATTACTTCCATTTCGCACATGGGTTGTAGCTTTTTGGAGGGAATTACTCCGAAAGAAGCACAAATATTGTTTGGATTTGCTAAATCAACTTACAAAAACTCAGAAAGTAAACCAGAATCAAGTAATTCAGGTGATCTTTTTGCAAATTCTGTGCAGTCGCCTTCGGAATTTGCTGGATTTTAATTTCTTGGTTGTTAAATATTAGCTATATGCAAGAAATTTCTCAGTTCAATGACATTATTAATCTATTAGATACCGCTAATAAGACTTTAGAGTCTCGTATTTTTGTTCCTTCATTAGGAAATGACATCGTTGCTAAGACATTAAATGCAAATCATACAAAGAACATAGTAAAAACTACTGTGGAAGGTCCGTTTTCTGATAATCAATTCGTTCTAATCATGTACAATGTGTTAGGAGACGTGTTGGGTCCGACAATTGATCTCAATACTTTGAATCTATATGATAAAATTTTAATTTTGCTTCAATTGAGAGCAAAAAATATTGATGATGAGTATAAAGTTTCATTCACATCTGCGGATAATGATAAAGTAATAGAGAAATCTATTTCACTTAGTAAACATATTGATAAAATTCGTAAATCCCTTCCCGCATTTGAAAATGTCACAGATGAAATAAAGAATGATGATGCTGTAGTTTACAAATATACATTAAATATCCCTTCTATTAAGGAAGAATTTGTATTTGAGAATAATCTATATCAAGAAAAGATCGCAAAAATAGATGAAAGCAACAGTCAACAAATGAAAGGATTGATTGCGCCTATGTTCCTAAGTCACGTTACCCCATTTGTTAAAAATATAACTATCAATGATACTTTCATTGATCTTACTGTTCGTAGCGTGGTTGAAAGAACTGCAATCGTGGAACGTCTTTCATCAAAAGCAATCTTATCTATCATTAAAAAAGTTGATGAAGTGTTTGGTAAAGCAATGCAAAATGTTACTAAGGTAACAAAAACAATTGATGGTATTACCTATAACGGAAACATCAAAATTGATGCAGGCTTTTTTATCGAGTAGCCTGTTGGGGTTGCTGCTGTTGTTGTGGAGCAGCTTGACGGTTAGCCGCTGGGCTTAAATGACTATTCAATTGTGTAAATGCTTGAACAATATATTGTGTCACATCAACTACGTATTTGTCATCGGGTTTTGCCTTTTGAAGATTTTGTAATTGAGATAAAAGTTTGGTTGATTTAAGACTTCCCACAATAGCTTGCCATGCTTGCGCACCTACATCCTTACCGGCATTTACATTAGGCTTATATCCGCCTTGAGGTTGAGCATTAGGTGCAGCCTGTTGTGGTTGTTGCTGTTGTTGGGCAGGTTGTGCCTGAACATTAGGTGCCAATTCTTGAACAACTTTCATTTGGAAAGCATTTAATTCATTATTTTCAACCATTTGGGTTAATTGTGCATCTGAATATTTTCCACATTCCACATCATTACGGAATTTGTCAGAATAAAGGGCTTGTTCGTAAATTAAAGTCGAAGACATATAGTTTATTTATCGAATAAATATATTTAATGGCAACGACTACCAATGACCTACTATCCGCAATTGATGCATATATGCTTTCTAAGGGCAAAGGTATGGGATATTTGGCATCAAAAGTTAATGAGATATTTGAGGACAAAAATGCACCGTTAAATGCCAAAACTGGACCATTACGTTATATTAATGAAATGTTTGATGATCTAGACATAACCATTAAGGCATTACATGTGGGAGCAGACTCTCCGCTATATTTATTCAAAAAAGAAACCACATCACTCCATAAATCATTCAAATCTCTTACTAAGAAAATTAATGATAGTGTGTTAAAATTAGATGCAGTGGGTACTTATTTTGCATCTTTAACAAACATTGCTGCACCAACAGGATCGGGGGCGGGATCAAAAACCACACCATATAAATTGACCTCTGATGGATTATTAAAAGTGTCTTTATGGGGAATGTTGCCAAAATATTCATTGGCGGGGATTCCTGTATATATTAAAAATATAAGTGATCATGTGGTTGATAAATTTTTAAGAAATTCCACTAGGGAAAAGGTGTTATCTTCGCCAATACCTATTGAAACGGCTGATAGACGACCTAATCAGGTCAATAATACTATATTCAATACTCATAATAATGACAAGAATAAAGAAAAAGGTGGATGGTTATCTTCCATATTAGGAATTGGTGCTGGTTTATTAGGTATGGGATTGTTAAGTTCCGAAATGGATAAGTCCTCTACTGGTAAACATCTTAAAAAAGAAATTAAAAACTTTCTATCAAAAATATTTGATTCGATTGGAACATTTTTATCAGATAAAAAGACAATTAATAAACTTAAAAGCGGTATAAGTTCTGCATTAAGTGGAGTATGGTGGATTTTAGAGAAAGCGTTTTCTAAAATAATCATTCCAGTGTTTACTGGTCTGATGGATGAAGTTCCTACTATTGCCAAAGCATTTTTATTCAAAGGTATTTCGTGGCTAAATAAAAAAACATTTAAACTCTTTGATCTTAAAAATTGGGAAAAAAACATAAAAGGTTTTTTAAAAAATCCTCCTACTTTACCGGGGAAAAAAGGTATAGGGGGTGTTATAAGTAAATTATCTGGATTTGCTAGAAAAATTGCGCCCAAGCTATTAAAAGGATTAAAATGGATTCCCGGTTTAGGAACACTTATATCTTTCGGGTTTGGTATTGATCGTATTTGGAAAGGTGATTATTTTGGAGGATTTCTAGAAATAGCATCTGGAATAGCATATATTTTTCCCGGTGTGGGAACCGCAATCGGATTAGGAATTGATGCCCTTAATATGTTCTTAGACTATAAACAAGATTCCGAACCTAATAAGGGTAAGGCATCCATATTAGGAGGTACCGTTTCAGAAATTTTCTCATCTGCTAGAAAATGGATAGAAAATAAAATAGGTAAAAACCTAAAAGATTTACCTATTATAGGTCATTTTTTCAAAATAGGAGAATATATAGAGAAAATGAAAAATGATCCATTAGGAGGTTTACGCGATATAATGTCTTCACTAGGAAATATGATTATGATACCGGGATTATCATCTACATTAAGTTTTATTAATTGGATAGCTTCACCAGATAAAGGAAATGATGTGT